AAGAACGTGTAGCATTTTGAGACATTTTGGGAGTACCTTGAGTATGGGGGGCCGGTCTTTTTTTATCATGTCTGCTTCTCCTGCCACTCGGCATTCTTACCGCTCTTAACCCTCGTTACCTCAACGCCTGACGCCGAAACAATCTCAACCGACCAATCATACCAACCAGGTCTCAGCGTGCCTGTGACCGTCTTAGCAACGTCAAACGATAGGGTCACGTTACCACTTCCCGCATCCGTTACCGTGCCCGTAGAAACGAACGAGTTAACGCCCGTCTCATCCTCGAAACGCATACCAAACCGACAAGACGCCGTAGCCGCAACAAACCCAGTAGGCAAAGCCACCGTCCAACTAAAGGCTCTACCATTAGCCGCTAGGTAGTCGTCACCGATAACCAATGGGCTTGTAATCTGACCGCTTGACGTGACCGGTAAGGACGTTTGCACCGTGCCTGATGTAATCAGGTCGGTCTTGTCCTTGATCGCATCTAAAACGCCTTCACTCGGCAACGAGATGACGCCGCTGGAATTAAACCCAAGGATGCCTCTAATTGCAGTCCTCTCGTTTGACGTCCAGTCAGTACCACCACCGCCACCGCCACCGCTCGGAGCATTCTCAAGAGCAATAACGTCAAACCTGAATTGACCCGCTCCGTCAGACTCGATCATCGAGTCCAATCGCGTAAGAACCTGCAACGTACCAACCTCCGTTGCGATCTCTGTTGCCGCATCCGCTGCCAATGCCCTAGCCGACAATGCACCTGTCGCAAACGCGTCTTCAGGGATCGAGTTAGGCTCGGCATCGTGAAGCACGGATGCAACATGATGGCTACCCGTTACCGCAACTGATCGCTGCGTTGACGATCCTATAAGCACCTGCTTGCCGAAGGAATCGGTAGGCCAAGTAGCCGTAGTAAGTTGCTGCCAAACAACAACGCCGATATCGTCAATCAATCCGTTTGCGTTGAGTGCGTCCGGCCCAAGTTCATCGACGACATCAACATTCGTTACGTTCGGTATCGTAACGCCCGCCTGCGTTGGCTGTAGCAACACTCGACCGCTTCCGTCGATGCTCAACGTTGCAAAGTTGCTAGGGAACGACTGCGTCAGGCTGTAACCGCTCTTGTCGTTGTTGGTGCTAACCGTCACTCCGTTAGTCACGCTTGTGACCGTAGGTATCGTGACGCCGGGCTGAGATGCCGCTAGCGTTACGCCACTTGCCGAAGTAATGTTCGTGGTGCTTGCAACGGTCGCGGGGAATGTAGCCGCCAGGAATCCCGTTGGCTGCGTATAAGACGCCATGCGACTCGTTACCGCCGCATCTAAACGCGATAGACCGAACGCCGTTGCGTCTTGGTAGTCAACCGAATCTAACTCGATGTACAGATTGACGGGCACCATGTTAGTAGCACCGCGAAACTGTATGACCGCTTCGACTCCGCCATCTAATACCGCATCTGGTATACCTACTTCGTACCATCCCGGCATGTTGGTATTATCGACTGCCACAAATCCACCGCTAGTGTACGTCCCAAGCGTAGCCGTCACCAAGGTGATCTGAACATCATTCGCTAAATCGGATGCGTAGTAATAAGCGACAAGCCCCGCCGAATTGAAGACGAGGTTTGCTAGCCCCGCTCCAGTCGTGCTTGATGAGTCACCAATAAAAATCAGCCTACGCTTGCTTGCAGTACCTCGCTTGATTTTCACTGATCCGCTCCCCCTCTGATGTTTACTTGCCTCGCTGAACCGCTGCTAATCCCATACAAATCCGACTCGATCAACGTAACCATCAACGAGCGGTAAAAAGCCGAAGTCGTTTGCCCTACGTTCGTCGATGCCCATATTGCCGTCCGACTCAACTGATAATACTGCTTTGCTTGCCACGTCGAACTATCCGTTGCCGACTGCAAGTCGGTCGTCGCACCTGGGGCAAGAAGTGTATTTGATGTATTGCTGTTTAATACGTAAGCCAAAAGAGCCATATTAGCCGCGTCCGTCTTGACCGTGCCCGCCGTCTGTGCAGGGTAGGCAATGGTCACACTGGTTCCGGTTTGCGTCGAAATAAACTCAGGCACCACAATCGTATTCGCTCCGCCACGCCATACCGTTACGAATAGGTGATCCGCATTCGTCCATGTGCCCGAAGTCTCTGCGTTGCTTTGAGCGTGCTTGTATGCCACTAACACCGATCCGCCCGCAACGCCCGCAGAGTATGAAGTAACCCATCCGCTAGGCTTGGTAGGCACCGTACTAGAGGCGTGATTCATCGAGTGGATAACGATAAGGTCACCTGCCGCATGGCTGGGAATGCTGATCGAATCCGATAATGCCGAATCGTTACCTTGCAAGGCGATTGTCACAGAGTAGGCTCCGTATCTGCGTTACCGTCCCAGCCTTCCATAGCTGCACAATAGGCATTGTATCGGCTCGATGCAATCACCTTTTTCTCACGCTTGATCGCTCCCAATTGCATGCCGCTCAAGACAGTTGCAACGAGGTCTTTTGACGGGCTTAACTTATGCAACTCAAGTAGGCTCACAAGCCGCTTGACATGCACTGCCAGTTTCGACGAATTAGGCACCAAACCAGCCGCTTCAAATAGATAAAGGGCTTCCTGAATTTCAGGTCGCGTCAACTGCAATCCAGGTTGACCACCAAGAGCGTAAACCGCCCACTTCGAGCCGTTGTTTTCAAGTGCTGATCGAAGGGCTTCAGTGCCGCTATTGCCTAGCACGTCCGCGACTCCGCCCCATGTGTAGTTGTCGTTGTCGAGGTATTGATGCCCGACGTCGTTCAACTCCGCCCACACTTCATCGATTGTCTTAGTCTGCCAATCGTCAATCTGTTCAATCAGGTCGCTTACTCGCATTATGCACCTCTCAAAAGTTTGCCGATTTCCGTTTGGAGCGTTTCAATCTTGGCCCATAGTTTTTCTCGATCACTTCGGCATTCTTGTAAGTCTGCCCGCGTTGTTTTCTTCTCATCGACAAAGAAGCGAAACAGCACGGCTATCGCTGTAGATTGCACGCCGACGATGCCTGAGCCAATGATATAAATGAGGCTTTCCTGTGTCATTTCGCCAACTCCGCTGCAAGTCGCTCTAGTGTCATATAGCCGCTGATTTCAACCGTCTTATCGCCATCGACAACGATAAAGTGAGGCACCCTTGATACATCGTCGGGATTGCCATAAGCGAAAGTATAACCGGCGTCCGAAAACTTGCTCTGTTCGCACCGCTTCCACCGTTGGCAAGGCTCGCACCAATCCGCTGAGAATATGACAATCTCACGCTTCGCTACTTTAGGCTTGTCGCTTGGTGAGGGAGTTGGATCGACCGCAACCTCAGTCTCAATCAGCGTATTTGCGGCTTGCTCAAGCTCGCTTATCAACTCGCTCGAAGTCGGTGCAATGTCGCATTGGGTAGGATCGCTTACCGGCGGAGTTTGTGCCCAAAACAACAACGCAAAAAACAGCAATACCATAATCAAACCTCCGTGTTTGTTCATCCCAATGGCCTCGATGTTAGCCACGATACGCTACGCGGCCCTGGTAGGCTCAAGTCACTGATGCCGACAATCGATGTGTACTGATGCTTACAAAGTGCATCGATTACCGAAGGGGCAATTTCCGTCCATGAATCGTTATGGCTGTTAAGCCGCCAGATGTAATTGCGGCCCTTGCTGTCTTTGCGTCTGGAGTAGCCTGCAAATAGATACGCATGGCCTCCATCGAACCGCGTAAAGTTCACCGACTCGACAACCCCATTTCGACCATAAAAAGAATCGTTCCAAGGTGTTCCGACGTAGCAGACTCCCGCCTGCGATGCCATGTAGTTTTTAATTGCGTCGTAGTTCTCAAGCCAAGCATGCGAGCGAATCTTCATCGTCCCCGCCTTGCCTCGCATATCGTTTGTGATTAGCGTGCGTGCGTTGCCTGGATATGGAGTCTGATATGGCAAATCAGACTCAAGCAGATAGCCGAGTTCCTTGCTGATCTTTAAGCCGCTACTGATCGTCGAACCCGCATCGCGTCCAAGTAATCCATCTAGCCGCTGTGCCTCAAGGTACGAAAACAACGCCGAAAACTGCCTTGCATCGCTCCATCCGCCGTGAGCAAGTCCCCAAAGACATTCGCCGCCGTTTGTGTTACCGAACCCGCCGCACGATCCCATATTGCCTTGCTTGTCGTGCCTGACGTACTTGCGAAAATCCATCTCTTCCGGTGCTTCGTAGTCTCGCACCGTAAAGCCAACCGGAGTTGCCGTACTTTGCAGTTCGTCGCGTCGCTCAATCGTTGGATCGTAGCCGGTAAAAAATTCGCTCACTTCGTCCGCCTCCCGATTGCGTCGATGCCTTGAGCATGCTCAAGCCGCTCAAGCCGTCGATGATGCTCAACAGAGCACATAAAAACAACAATCAAAGCAATGGACGCAAACAACAACGCCAACACCATGCCGCCGGTTAAATGCTCGTTGCGTTGTGCTTGCTTCGCTTCAAGTTCCAGCAACTTGTTTTCCAGTTCTTTGCAGTCCATTTACTTCCCTGCCTTTTCTTCAAGCATGATCTTCGCCAGTTGCTGCAACGCTTCACGCTCTGCAACCTTTCGGCCTTGGTAGTAACCCGCTCCGAAGCTAGCCCAAAGCATAGCGACCAGAAACAACGCCTTCACTATCCCGTCATCGGCAAATATCCAAGCCTCAATGTAAGTCATGACGTTGCGGATGATGCCTACCACGATTCAGCAATCCTTCGGTTGAGGTCTGCAATCTCTTTTTCGCGTCCTGTGAACTCAACTGGTAGTTTCATTTCGTCAATCGCGGAATACACCTTGTCCATGCCTTCCCGGAACTTCGCTCCAGCATTCGCCGCGATGAATTGCGTCCACTGCTCTTGGTTCACAATTTCCCGCTTTTCGATCTTGCTAGCCGCCTCTAAGAATGCCGCTCGGTATGCCGCTCGAATATTGGGCAAAGTGCTTGCTACAACGCCCTTAATGTCCTTCGGCTTTGGATCGACGTTGGCAGGCTTTTGGAATGCAAAGTAGATCGCACCAGCCGCAATTATCCAAGGCAGCCAATTCGTTTGCGGCTTACTCATCGTCGCTCGCTTCCGCTTCGATCTCAGCCTCTGCGTAGAGTTGAGCCGCCGAGGGAGCGTTGCCGTATTGGGCCTGCGGGATCGCACTCAAAAAGCCGTTTTCCTTCGCCCAGAAGTAGAGGCGGATTGCCATCTGCACCAGCATGATAACCGTCACCGGATCGAGCCCGTAGACGGTCTTTGCGTGCTGTCGGTACGCCCTGCGGAATGCTTGACGATCTCCGCCAGTCTCGTTGTAAATCTTGATCGCGTCATCGGGACGCCAAGCCGTTTCGCATCGCTTAAAGAGACTCACTTTGCCACCTCATCGGGTTTTGGCAGTGGCCGAATAGAATCGCCAACGATCCACGCTCCAACGGCAAGCACAAGCTGTTGTATCTGCTCTTCGCTCAAAGGCACTTTGTCCTTTAGCACAATCACGGCAACGACCGCAGCCGCTGCCCAAAATCTCTTCGACTTTAGCAAGTCTTGCATGTTACACCCTCCCTTGGTTACTCGCATTGTAGCAAGTGTCAGGGCGATTGCAAACTTTGCCTAAATGATGCTTCTCTTCCTCAAATCCTCAATCCAAAACTCCCCATCCTTCGGCGGAGTCTCCGC